AGCCGGTGACGGTCTCGAAATGGTCACGATGGGGCAGGGGTTTGCCAGTATGTCCAGTCCGATGAAAGAATTTATGCGCCGATTGCTCGACAAAACCATTGCCCACGGTGGGCATCCGGTGATGCGATGGCAAATGAGTAACGTCATGGCCAGGCAAGATCCTGCGGGCAATATCAAACCGGATAAAGCGGCGAGTCGTGAACGCATCGACAGTTGTGTGGCGGCTATCATGGCGATGGATGGGGTCATCCGTCAGGAAGGGTCTGGGCCATCCGTCTATGAAACGCGGGGCTTCGTCACGATAGGAGGGCCATCGAATGACACGACGCCGTAAAGCGGGCACACTCTACGATCCGAACGATTTGCTGAAGAAAAACAAACTCCATACGGACGAAGCGGCATTTTTGCTTGAGGTGTCACCCCGCACAGTCGAACGCTATTTAACCGAGGGCAAACTCAACTTCATCCGTACCCCAGGCGGGCAGCGCCGCGTCCTCACTGATTCCATTCGTAAATATATTTAGCGACATCACGCGACACACAGCGACAACCCAACCTAGGCAATACCTCGTAGGTATGCTACAGCCTAGGCATGCACTGGAAATTCTGGGCCAGTCCGTCTGCGGATATTCTCGCGTCGTCGCCTGAGAACCCCAGCACGTCGCTCAGTAATCCCGCGCAATGGCTCATCGATCTGTTCGGGGGCACGACGGATTCTGGCGTGACGGTCACGGCGCAATCCGCGATGCGCAGCAGTGCGGTCTATGCCTGCGTCACGCTGATTGCGAAAACCATCGGGTCGCTCCCGCTCAAAGTCTACCGCACGAAGGCGAACGGCGAAGCCCTCGAAGTTCCTGACACGCTCCCCTACTATCTCCTGCATGATGAACCGAACCCAGCCATGACCTCCTGTGTCTGGCGTGAATTTCTGACCTCCAGCATTCTCCTCCACGGCAATGCCTACGCGGCCATTGGGCGCAATCAGGCAAATCAAGTGATGGACCTCTTCCCGGTTCATCCCGGCACGGTGACCGTCACGCGCCTCGCGAATGGACGCAACGAATACAGCGTGAAATTGCAGGACGCGTCCAGCGAGCGCATCGACCAGTCGGACATGGTGCACATCCCCGGCTTAGGGTTCGATGGGCTACGCGGCTATTCCGTGATTACATGGGCTGCGCGTCAAGCGGTGGGGCTCTCATTGGCCACGGAACAGCATGGCAGCAAACTGTTTTCCAACGGAGCACGGTTGGGCGTGGTGTTGAAACATCCGAAGAATCTCAGCAAGGAAGCGCAGTCTAGGCTCAAACAGCAATTCGATCAACAGCAATCCGGGCTCTCGAATGCGTTCCGCACGATGGTGCTGGAAGAAGGCCTGGATGTCACGAACATCAGTATGACGAGCGAGGACGCACAATTCTTAGAAACGCGCCGATTTCAGGTCGAGGACGTGGCCCGCTTTTTTGGCGTGCCCCCTCACATGATCGGCCACACCGATAAACAGTCGAGCTGGGGGACGGGCATCGAACAACAGACGCTCGGCTTCCTCATCTTTACCATCGTCCCCTGGCTCACGCGCTTTGAGCAGGAATTCAACCGCAAACTGTTCCCGCGCTCACCGTTCTATGCCCAATTCAAGCACCAAGGCCTGATGCGCGGGGACTCTGCGGCGCGGTCCACCTACTATTCCAGTGGACATCAGAACGGCTGGCTCACGACGAACGAGATCCGCAAAATGGAAGATCTGCCGATGGTGCCAGGCGGGGACACGCTCTTTGTGCAAACGAATCTGGCTCCTGTGCAGCAAATCGCAGCGGGGACGGTGCCAGGGAAATCCAAAGCCGAATTGGACGACTGGGAGACCGTCGCCCCTAAACTGACAGGGAGTACCGTATGCTAAAAACGATTCAGGCACGGGCAGGCAAAGTTCCGGCGTCATGGTTTTCGATCAAGGCGGAAGCGGAGACCGCTGACGTGTTGATCTATGACTACATCGGCTGGGGTGGGGTGACCGCTGCAGATTTCGCCACAGCGTTGCAGGCAGTGACCGCTAAGGCGATCACAGTTCGCCTCAATACCCCTGGGGGGGACGTCTTTGACGGGCTGGCGATTTTCAACACCCTGAAAGCGCATGGCGCACAGATTCACGTCCGGGTCGATGGGATTGCGGCCAGTATCGGCAGCATCATTGCGATGGCGGGCCACACGATCACGATGGGCGAGTCCGCCTTCCTCATGGTGCATAATCCGTGGGCGCTGACCGTTGGCAATGCGGAGGATATGCGCGCGATGGCGGACACGCTGGAGAAGATCGGCGGGAGTTTGGCGAACATCTACGCCAGTCGTGCGAAGACCACGCCGGAACAGGCGCAGGCGTGGATGAATGCTGAGACCTGGTTTACCGCAGACGAGGCGAAGGCGTTAGGCCTGGCTGACGCGGTGCAGGGAGCAGCGAAGGCCGAAGCATCCTTTGATCTGTCAGGGTATGCCAAAGTACCGAAGGCACTCACAGAGAGCGTAGCCGAGAGACAGCTTGATCCCGATAGTGTGCGACGGTCCGCGCTCATGCGCAAACGCCTGGCGCTCGTGGAGCGCGGCGAGCAATCGAGATAACTCACAAGGAGGATTCCCCATGTCGTTACAGAAAATCAAGGATTTGCGCGAGAAGCGGGCCACACTCGTGGCACAGGCCCAGGCCATTCTGAAGCAAGAGAGCCTGTCCAAGGAGGACGAAACCAAATTCGACGCCATGATGGCGGAATCGGACAAGCTCAAGACGGACCTCGATCGGTTGCAGCGGGCTACGGACGCACAGACCGAGATCGGGCAGCGCGTGGAACAACGGGCCGGGCGTGAGCATCTCTCGAAAGATCAAATCGAGGCGCAGGCGGCGACGGTGCGCGATGCCTACGGATCATGGCTGCGCTACGGATCTCAGGGTCTCTCGTCGGAAGACCGTGAAGCCTTGCAAGCACGATTCGTCAACGATCCGCGCATGGGCGCGATGCCGAACATTCGCGCCGCGCAAAGTGTGGGCGTGGGGTCAGGCGGAGGGTTCACCGTCCCTGATGAACAGATGGCGAGCATCGTTGAAGCGATGAAGGCGTTCGGCGGGATGCGCGCGGTCGCGACGGTGTTGACCACGGGCAGCGGGGCGGATCTGCCGATCCCGACCGATAACGATACGGCAGTGGTTGGGGAAATCATTACGGAAAACAGCACGCACAGCGATGGGGATATTACTTTTGGGCAGACAGTCCTCCAGAGCTTCCTGTACAGCTCGAAAATCATCAAGGTCTCGCGGCAGTTCCTCCAGGACACCAGCGTCGGGCAACTCGAAACCTACCTGAACCGCAAGATTGCGCAGCGCCTCGGACGGATTCAGAATACGCATTTTACCACGGGCGATGGGACCAGCAAGCCGCGTGGGGCCGTCACGGCATCCGCGCTCGGCAAGACCGCCGTCAGTGCGACGGCAATCACCTACGACGAACTGGTGGACCTCATGCACAGTGTCGATCCGGCGTATCAAAATACCGCCCGCTGGATGCTGAATTTCACCACGCTGGGCATTGTGCGGAAGCTCAAGGACAGCGCCAATATGCCAGTCTGGGCGCCGATGGCGCAGGGCGCACCGGACACGATCCTGGGACGGCCCTACGTGATTAACCAGGATATTCCGGCGGCCACGACAGGCCTGAAGAGCGTCCTCTACGGCGATTTCGCCAACTACCATATCCGTGATGCGGGTGGCGTGGTGCTGCTTCGACTCGAAGAGCGGTATGCGGAAAATCTCCAGGTGGCCTTTTTGGGCTTCCTCAGGTCTGACGGTGATCTGGTCGATGCGGGCACGAATCCGATCAAGCATTTGATCCAGGCCTAAGACAGTCCGATGATTCACATGCTCCAGGGGCGTTGGTCCCTGGAGCCTACGAACGAGGTGCACGATGTTTTTAACAGACGATGTGAAAATAACCGTGGTCGGTGCGGCCTCTGCCGCTGGGGTGACGACCATCAATTCCTCGCCGGTCGATATGGCGGGCTACGACGGCGTGGTGTTTCTCACGACCTTCGGGGCGATTGTGGCGACCGGAGTCCAATCACTGAAAGCGCAGGAAGATACGGTGGTCGGTATGGGGGGAGCCGCTGACTTGACCGGCAGCGGGATTACCGTGGCCGATGACGATGACGGCCAATCATTTTGGCTGGACATCCGCAGACCCAGAGAGCGGTTTGTGCGGTGCGTGGTCTTGCGGGCCACAGCGAATAGCACGGTGGGTGAAATCTACGCGATCCAATATCGGGCCAGGACGCTCCCGCAGGTCAACAA